TCTATCTTTCTGGGGAAAACTATCTTCGAGTATATCCGCCAATTCGAGATTGGTTAGTACTTGGGGATGCTTCATAACTTTTAAAAGAAGTGTAATAGCATCCGAACGGTGAATTTCGTAAAATGTTCTCATCTTTTTATAAATTTAAGGGTTGGGGATTGTTGAGTAGCTACATAATGTACGGCTAGAGCATCTGCTACTGCTTCATCTATGTACTTAGTACTTCTCCAATCTACATCATATAGTTTGTCGATAGCTTCAATCATATCTTCCTTTGTTGCTGCTTTCTTACCTAATACGGCTTTCTTACTATCCTGTTCGCTATACCATTCAATTGGAATATTTAGACTTTCGGATATACCTACAAGTAATCCTGCTACGAGACCAATCATTATCGCTGCTTGAGCGTTCTGACTTCCATGAGGAGATTCACTTAGGATAAAATTTACATCGTGAGTAGCTATGAGCTGAAGTAACGATCCAGCTATTTCACTCGCTCTACGGGTACGATCATCTGATGCCCGTATTCTTCGTTTCTTTTGCTCAGGAGCAGTCTTAATGCATCCCGATTCTAGTATTTTGTTTTTACTTACTACGGCATATCCCCAAGCGGTAAAGCTAGGATCATTTGTTAATATAACTAGATTTTCCATACTTTAAATTTCTGATTAATACTTTATAATAGTGACCCGTGTCGTTAAGATATTCAACTTTCCAATATTCAAGACTGGAGAACTTCCAAATCCTTTCTATCAATTTTGCTTGATCAATAGGATGTTCAATCTTTATCGGATTTGCGAATACCATAACAATATCCCCAGGTTTCATAGCTTATGCTATCTATCGTTTCGGTTTACGTTCGATTTTAAATGTCTTTTCCCGTTCCTCCCAAAGTTCTATTACCTCTTCCTTTAGCTGTTGTTCCAGATGATCTTCCTCTATCATACTAATGGAATCGGCTAAACCCTGATCCAAGGTTCGTCCATCTAAAGTATAAACTTTTTGTTTAGAATAATCCTTAATGAACTGGAGATTCTCCCGTATATCGTCTATACCATAATCGAATATGATTGTAGCAGGAGCAACGTGATATGGTTCCCATACAGAGGATTTATATACCTCTACCTCTACCCTGACGCCTACGATCTTGGATATTTCCTTGCCCTTAAAGGTTTTCTCTACCTTATGCTTCTTAATGATTTGCGTCTTTAAGCGTAAGCTAGAATAAAAACCTATGGCTTCTCCTCCAGGAGTAGTATATTTAGAGAAAGCCATAGCATCCATATTCTGACGAATCTGGTTACTACATACCATCAAGTAGTTTTTGTCCTTGATGATACGGGCGGTCTTTCGAGTACCTTCACTAAACTCCTTGGCTCTCCTACCACCCATCTTATCTCCTGCCTTATTCTCCAATTCTAATTCCGTAGAAAGGGCTGCAAGGCTATCGGCAAATATCCCGTTAATAACTTTAGGGTTCTCTGGATTCCACGTTCGTATAGGCTCGAAAATCTCTGGAACGGTATCGGGCATAAAGTAAGAACCCTCTTTCAAATCCAGTCCAAAGAGTTTAGCGAACTGGGGATTTAATCTTGCTTCGGGATCATGAAACAAAAGGTCGCCTCCCTGACGTTGCACAGCTCCAGCAATTTCCGACAGAAATACAGTCTTTCCACTGCCACTGGGTCCAAATATTTCAACAAGGATTCCTCCTGGGATTCCACCACCCCGAACTCGTCCGCCAGAAATCGCAAGGTCAAGTAACGTTGACCCTGTACTAATGATTGTCCCGAAGTTGCCATCGGGGTATTTTTCCTGCGTTTTGGCTGGTACATTTATTCGCCTTTTTACTTGTTCACTAAGTGGTTCTACCTTTCCTATTCTTTTCATTTCGTTCTAATTCTTCCAAGATTAAACTAATATGTTCCTTGCTCAATTGCTTGTCGATAAGTTCATACTCGATCTCTCTTTTAAAACTTACGAAAGTGGTAACCACTATGCTATTTCTCCTATTAGCCCATTCTATTTCTATTCTACGGACTATTTCATGGATGAGTTGTTCTTCTGAATCCTTTTGAGCGTGCCGTTCAATCCAACTCTCCATTAGACTTCTTATAACTTTGGATTTGTCCGTATCTTTCGCCCAAATGTACAAAGTCAGATAATTATATAATTGTGGGGGAAGAAATACCCCCACAAATTTATTATCTGGATTCTTCTTTTTAGGTTCTAGTATTGGCATATTACTTTTCTTTTTCTTCTATACAAGCATCCCATATAGTACAAGTATCACATTCTTTATACTTATCCGTATCAATACCGAACTTATGTCCGTGAGGACACTTGTCCTTACCTCCTTTAGCAGGAGCAGGAGCAGTGCGAGTACGCTTTGGAGCAGGGGCTTCTTCCTCCTCTTCTTCCTCCTCTTCAACTTCCTCTTCCTCTACTTTAGCCTTACGACCGACTGGGGCACGTTTGGGAGCGGGTTTTTCCTCTTCTTCCTCTTCCTCTTCCTCTTCCTCCTCTTCTTCGACTGGAGCCGTCCTAGTGTACTTTCTCGTCCTTGCAACGGGTTTTTCTTCCTCTTCCTCTTCCTCTACTAATTTACCGCCGTCCTCTTCCTCTTCAATACCCGCAAACTTAGCCATAACTTCGTTGTACGTAGGAATAATAAGTACTTCGTCCAGATTGGGAACATCTTCCAATATACTCTCGTCGTACGGATCACGGTCTTCAAACTTAATATCGTCCCGCACTTCGGGGTATTTATTGTCTCCCAACTCTTTCCATTTCAAACGTAGGCGAAGAGTTTTTCCTGTTTCCAGATCTGGGAAACCCTCCTCTTCACAATCCTCTCCTAGTTCGTCCAGGGTGTCCCGTAGGATATTGCCGAATAGATAATCAGACATATCCCATACATGAGGAACAGCTTCATGCTTAGGAACGTCTAACGGAATTACAACATACAGGGTACGTTCTTTGGGATAGAGTAGTTTATAAATCTCCTTATCCGTACCTGCTTTAATCATCCGTACCCTCTCTTCGCAAATCGGGCATTTCTTTCCTACTGATGTAGGACACACAAGGGTAGCATTATCTTCCCCTACGTTACGGTGAACTTTAAAAGGACGTTTCCACCATAGGGTATCTTTGGAAGCTATATCCCCATCAAGATCAGGGTGATTGTTTACGGATACTACATAAGGAATAATATCCAGGTGAAGGCTAGTAGTACCTTCTTCAAAACTTAAAGCGGATACTCCACTGGGGAGTTTCAAGTAACCGAACGACTTGCGTTCATCTTTATGTCGTTTCATATCACGACTTACTTTCCCTCTGAAACTGTTCTTACTTGCTTTTTTCATGTTTTTTGCTAATAAATTTATTACGTAAAAAATTATCAAATTCCTCCATCCAAGCCCTCATTTGAGCCTTGCTCTTTAAATAAATCGCAGCAATGTATAGCATTAATAAAATAATCAATCCTATTATCGCTAATATAATCCAACCTATTATCTCTAAAACTATCATTTAGTCCTCCTAGACATTTTGTTTCCTACTTTGACATTTAATTCTTTATTCCGCTGTTCCCTTTCCTCTAGTAAATCTCTAGGCATCTTTGGTCCAGCGAAATATTGTAGTCCTAATAACCTACCTAAATTCTCCAAGGCATCCTTACGGGCATCAAACGCCCGAACTGCTCCCTGTGCTATATCGGCTTTAAACTTAGCTTGGATGAAGTTATCGTTTGCACCGATATATGCTTCTTGGAGGATAATCGTATTCTGTACGGCACTCTCGGTAAGTTTTTCCATACCAAAGGCTTCAGGATTAGATCGTACTTCCCTATCCAATTCAGCCTTGGCTAATTCCAAGGCTTCTTTGGCTCTATCTAGTTCAAGCCTAGCCTCTGCTGCATTACGAGCGTATTTCATCATAAGGCTAGGCTGATCTAACCACTCTACATCTAGAGCGGATTCATCAATTCGTATATCTTCCTCGTAGTTCATAGCTACCATTTTATTTTAGAAAACCATCCATCTTTACGTAAGTCGATATAGGCTCCAATTAGAAGTAGTATTGCTAATCCTATTCGTGCCCAAATCTTTCCAGCTGTTAAAACAAGTTTTTTATCTTCCATAGTTTTTTAAATATTAAAATAGTGTCGGGGGCTTGGTCAATCGAGCTATCATATAAACAATGTTCTCGTGTTATCCCATTCGGTCATTCTGTAGTTCGCTGTAATTAAATCGGGTAGTAATGGTTACCCTACTTGTTTAATGACTACGTAGCAAGTCGTAATGTTACTCTACCAACTGAGTTACAAAGGTGAAGCCATTTCTGGAGACCTCTGGTGGGAATCGAACCCACGACCCACATTTTCATTTAGCTGTTTAACATACAGTTGCGTCTACCATTCCGCCATAGCCTTTCGCCTAACAGGAGTTGAACCTGTAGTCACCGTTTTGAAATCGCCATCTATCTGCGTTACCCAAACTAGTTCGGGACCATTTTAAGGTAATGGTACCAACCTTACCCCCACGCCCACTATTTCAAAGAACTTAAAGCAGGAGTTCAACGTCTTGTGATTACCATCACACTTGGGATTTCTAGGTCTATAAGGGTCTGACCCGACGTCTATATCCTGCTTTATATTATGCTGTCGGTTCTACGAAGTCTTTCATGACATCGGCACCTACTTCAATTTCCGTAATCCAGTTAGCCTGTTGGATAGCTGCATCTACCAAGCGTAACTGTTTAGCATACCAATCATAGGCTGCTGCGACCTGTGCCATAGTAATCTTAGGCACTTTAACGATAACATCATCAATGTTCTCGGTTACGTTCTTTCTGGAAGCCTTAACTTCAAAAAGACCGTTAACATTGATAGTTTTAAGCTGAGCGACCTTTTCGTTCAACTCTTTTCTCCTGAGTAAAGCCTCCGCTAGTTTAATCTGCATACGCAATTCGGATTTAAGATTTATTAATTGGTTCCCATGGAATAAACTTACGTTTCAATTCCAATAGATTTATAGTTTTTTCTTCTAGCCAGTTGACGTAATCTAAAAACACTCTGTAATCATCGCTAGTTTTCGTCGTACGCCTACCCGTATCCATAACGGCTGGTTGTCCCGTTTCTCGCTTATAAAGCATTCTTAATTCTGGTATAGTCATATCTTAACTTTTAATAATAGCATAACATGCGTAAACTAATTGGGGGAATCCCGAATCGTAAAAGGGATTCATAAATTCTTCCATAATCAATCCGCATAACGGTTCGTCCTTTTTTAGCAAGATCGCCTGGCAATATCCTAGAACCATTCGACGTATGCTCTCTGCTTCCTGATCCTTTAGTCCTTCCAAGATCGTTCGTACCTTTGTCCAACTTTCCTTTTTAATTAAAGCCCTACATAAGTCTATTCCCTGGGATTGTAGGAAAGCCGTTTGTTTGGACATCTCTAGACGTTGTTCCTCTGGAGCATTTAATACCTGCTCTAGGATTTGTAGAGCGTTACGGGGATGTCCTTGGCTATCCTTTACGATCTGAGTATAAATATCCTTGGATAGGCTCTGTCCCTCTTCCCGTACTACCATACGTAATAAACTAAACATCTCTTCGTCCGTCAAGGGCTTTACCCCGAATTGGCTACAACGACTTTTTATAGTAGCTAATAGCTTTTGAGGTTCGGTTGTACAAAGAACGAAATAGATATGAGTTGGCGTATCTTCCAAAATCTTTAGCAAAGCGTTCTGGGCATCGTTAGTCATCTTATGACACTCGTCTATAAGCCATACCCGAACATCTCCATGAGTAGGCATAAACTGGCTACTCTTACGAATCTCCCTGATAGTGTCTATCCCACGGAAGTCCGCACTATCTACCTCCGTAAAGTCACTATCTTCACACCCCAAGCTAGAAGCGATAATGCGACCTATGGTCGTTTTCCCGCAACCCGTTGGTCCATGTAAAAGGAAGGCATGCGGACAAGATGTACGATTGTCCAGCATACCCTCCAGGGTAGCGACTATGTCAGCGTTACCTTTTAATTGGGATAGTTCTATGGGACGGTATTGTAAATATAAACTCATATTCTACTTTTACTTATTATACAAATCGTTTTTAAATTAAATATGCATCTTCGCTTTGTCTGCCCAAGGAGCGTCTACGGGAGCTATCTCGGCATCTATTTCCAAAGGTACTATAATCCACTTCCATTCGCTAGGTAGTAAGCTACAAGTAATACGTTTGGCAGTTTGTAAAACATGGTCGAGTTCGTCGGGATGTACGTCCATAATAATACTATCGTGGATTTGTCCTATTAGTTTGGTATCCCATTTCTCCCTTACCATAACTTCGTCTAATAATATGAACGACTTAAGGTTACAATGGAACGCTGCTCCTTGCACAGGATAGTTAATACAGTCGTTCCTACCCATAACTCCGTAACAGCGGAATCCCGTTAGCATATCTATGTACCCGTACTTCTGGTAAATATTCCACCAGCGTTTCTTCCATGCGTCGTATTCGGCAAACCTATTAGTCCAGAAATCATATTCGATCTTTTGTATATGATCCGTAAACTTCGCCAATGACGAAATTCCTTTGGATATCATATGATCGGATAAAGTATAATTCTCTCCATCAATATGTATTCCCTGTCCTCTTCCCCACTTACCTTGCGGTAACTTACCCCAGCCTACTGCCATATTAACCGCACAGTTCCCGAAGTAATCCCCGTAAAACTCTGGGAATACAAACCCGTTCTTGGCTGCTTGTCGTAGCGTATAATGTTTTACCTTATCCCATTCGTCTATCATAAAGATTTGTTTCGCCATATCGGCGTGCATATCCGTTTTAGGATCACGGATATATTTTAACATAGTAGAATCCTGATGATAACAAGCTGCGATACGTACTTCCAATCCCGAATAGTCTATTTCGAGTAACTGATGACCAGGTCTAGGATATAAGGCTCTACGAACGATTTGCATTGCATCCTCGTCCCTTTTAGGAATGTTCTGGAAGTTAGGGCTATCGGAACTACTACGAAACGTGCGAACCAAGTGCAAATTAAAAAACGGGTGTATATAACCTCCTACCTGTTCCCTAGCGAAAGCGTCTAGGTAAGTGTCCCGTATTTTCTTTGTCTTACGCATCTCCATAAGGTCACTTAGTTCGGGAATACCTAATTGCTTCAAGGCTTCCTCGTCCGTTGCGCCCTGTCCCGAATCTGTTTCCTTTTGAGGCTTTAGTTTCTTTACTACGTAAAGAAAGTGAGCTAACTGTGCATTGGAATTAATATTAACCTTACCATGAGCGGAGTGTTCCCAGTGCCGATAAAAATTAGTTCCCTTAAACTTGCTCTCCAACCGCTCGATCTTACGGGTTAAGTGCGTTTTCTTATTCTCTACATACTCTATATCTACCCGTATGCCTTGTTGTTCGGCTCTGGATAAAGCTAGGATACCATCGTGTAGTAACCGATACGCTTCATATGTTCTAGGATTAACTTTCATTTCTCACATTCTTCTAAAATTTCCCACCAAACAGTACTAGGTATTTCTACATCACCATACCAACTCCCATCGGAATCGTCCCATAATCCTCTTTGGACTAAGGCTACCATCCACGCAGCCTGACTTCCTTTATAATCCTCTGGAGGTATCGCTGGTATCATATCTCCATCTTGATAGATTTTTGTCTGTTTGAATGTTCTTGTTTTCATATTAAAAAGGTAAGATATTCATACGTTGTATATTAGCTAAACGAAGTTCGTGTATGGCATCCAATGCACAATACCGTAACAACTTCTGTTTTCCCCCAGGAAGTTCTATAAACTCCTGGATTCTATTAATAGCATTAGCGTTGTTCTCCTCTTTAGACTTAAGATATGGAGATACTTCACTATCATAGTCTACTATCCCAAACTGTACGTAGGTCTGGAACTTTAGTCCCGTTACTCCCGACTTATTATCCAAGACGTGCGTAGCTAACATAGTATCCCATACCCAGTTCTGTACTTCCGTTCTTAAACGAACTAACGTCCAAGAATGCTCGAACTTCATATTCTGGGCTATCTTACCTATCGCCTTATTGGCGAGTAGTTCTACAAAGGGTTGGCGTTCGGCTTTCGTATCGGGCATCATAAAGGCGTAGGCGTGATTTTCTTTATCGGCTATCGCTGCGCATATAATACGATGTCCCGTAGCGTGGGGTTTTAATCCCGTCGTTTCGTAGTCAAACGCAAACTCATCTATCCCTACGATATTCGTTAGATGGTATAGGTCATCTATAATCTCTATGGTAGGCTCTACGTATTTGGGAAAAGGTTCTTTAGCTTTCTCAAAGGCTTGTTTTAAATCGTCCTTCCAAATCGTTTCTACATCAGCCGTATCGCTACGCTCGACATAGCTAGGATGAAAGGTAGGACAAAGCCAACATTCAAAATCCTGATCGGGAATGGCATACCCTCTCCACTTCGATATACCTCCCAAGTCTTTCTTCCATCGGTGTCCTATTAAGGAATACAAAGCGGAGTTCCCTAATATGATGATTACCTTTGGTTTATACTCCTTAATATATTGTAGAGTAGTTTTACGACAGGATTCAATCTCAAAGTTACTAGGGCTACGGTTATCTCCATCCTCCGTTACGGGACGACAGTAGCAAGCGTTGATATTAATACAATCCTCGAATAAATCTATTCCCAACTTCTTATAGGTATATTCCAATAACTTGCCCGTCTTTCCCTGAAAAGGTTTCCCTACTTTATCCTCTACCTCGCCTGGGGCTTCCCCTATGTTCATAATCTTCTTCTTGAAATTCCCGAAAGGTTTCATACGTGGTGTATTTACATTCTTATACATTCCGCATGAAACACAAGAATAACTCTTACCGTCGGGACGGGAAGCCATTTCTGTCTCCTTGGCAGTAAAGAATCCTTCCATATTATTCCTTAGTTACTTTTAATACGCCTACTATAAGCCAGTTATCTTTCTCCCACTTCAATCGGTTATCCGATATGGTAACGGTTTTATCCTTAGTGAATACTCCCTGAACTACTGAAGGGGAAGTAGTAAAGGAGAACGGTTTGCCAGAGTATTTGAAGCGTACACTTTCTTCAAACCGCCCTCCTGTTTCCAAGGTACTAGATACGGTGATCTGGTTCTCGGATATATCGAAACGAATAAACTCTTTGGATTCTATATCCCGTTGAGCGAATACGGATGCTCTATCAATAGCCTCGTCTAAAAGCTGAGGATCAGCTATGGATAAAACTTTTCCCTCCACGTTCTTCAAAGCCGATGTATCGGGGAATGGATCGGCGAATATACGACAGGATATAATAGCATCCCCAGCAGATTTAAAATGCATCCATCCGTGTCCCGTAGCTACCTGATTAGGTTTAAAGCGGATCAAGTCGGGAAGAGATGATAGGGGAATAAGAAACGTTTCCACTCCCATAGGATTAGCTAAAGCAAAGTACGCTAGACGATGCCCGTTAGAGGCTTCTATATAACCATCCTTATGTACATGAACGCAGGTAAGTACGGGTTGGTTAAATACCTGACGGGCTACGGACGGCTTTACAAATTCCAATCCTGCTATAAAATCTTCGGGTAAATTTACCCACTTACTTTTCTTAGCCAATTCTTCCTTTAAGGGAAGTTTCACCTCGCTTTGCAAAGTAAATCCAGCCTTTAGCCTTGTACCAGAGGTAAGTAGAACTTCATTCTCATTCACAGTCAACTCTACTTCGTCGGGATCATCTTTCGTACGGGCTTTAATCTTGGTTAGTAGAGCATACAATTCGTCTGCTTTAATGGCTCCTTCAATATCTAATCCCTCTATGGGATAGGATACGCTAATCTCATCGTTATAGGTTACTACGCTACCTTTGATGAAGGCAAAGGCAGTAGCCTGTTCGATGAACTCTTTATTGGCTAAGCCTGGTTTAACGGCTTCCAATGCTTTTAATAATACTTCTCTTTTAATTTTCATTTGATTAATTTATTTTATCCAAGAATATAAAGGTATTTTCTCAATAGGGTTCATCTTATCTTTAAATCGTTCCAATCCTGGGCTATCCAATGTCCCTCCATCATTTACAAACTTACCTGACCGACGTATCTTTAAATCCGTATAGAATAGCCATCGTACGAACTCGTCCAAGAAAGGCTGATCTGTATTTACTATACATATCCGATAGTTTATATATTTCCAATTCTCGTCCCAAGCATTGATCGCCATTAATTCGCCTTCCTTATTATACAAAAACTTTCTAAATATATTTTTGTCATCCTCGAAATAAGCAAATCTTGCCAGGAGTTCTGGATCCAGTGCACTTCCACCCTTTCGTTCCAACCAATCGGCTATTAACATTCCTGCGTCGGTGCCCGACGGGGGCGTATTTTCATACTTCCACCCAGGATTATTCTTGGACCACTTGCGACAATTCTTACGAAACACTTGCCAATGCTTCCCTGTCATATTTTGGAAACCGTTAGGATCAAATACGTACTGCCAATCTAGAAACGAATAATGCCCGTTCAATGAAACGGTATCGTTCTTAAACAAAGCCCATATACGCACGTCGGGATATTCCCCAGGATTCTCCATAGGTAAAGGAGGGAATAAGCACCAACGCTTATCCGTCAACCATATCCATCCCTTCTTCTCCTCAACACGAACATTGCTAAGTTGAAGATAGGGTTCACTCATAAAGAAATTAGGCTCTACCCCTAACTGTTCAGCCCTTATCAAATAGTGGTGTACGCTCCTCTTTTTCATTGGTAGTTGTTTTCTTCGGTCTAGTGTCGGGCATCTTTCCCTGTTTAATATGTGCTATGAGTTTCCTAGAAACCCCTCCAGCCTTACGACTTTTACCTCCCATTTTGTACCTCCTTGATTTTAATTATTTCATCATATAAACAACAAGCTATTATTCCTATCATATCCCGTTTATTCTTATCTATGCTACGAACGGTTATAAAATCATCCTTTCCCCTAGCAGGGAACTGGAACTTAAGCGTATCTTGGAATTGGAATAGACTAGCAAAATCGTTAGTCTTAATCCCCACAGGACCAAAAGCGGTTTTTAATTCGTTCTTAAAGAATCCTCCACCCTGTTCCTGTATCTCGATTAATCCGCCAGAATAGATATTCCTTTGAACCATCTTTAGGGTATCACCCTTTTCTCCTGAGAACTCGATATGACTTAAATCGGTATCCAATAGTGACAGCACGGTAGCATTTAATATTACATCGTTCTCTTCATCTAGAGGCTTTGCCGCATACGATTTAAACAACTCCTGTATCTGGTCGGGAGTATATTCTGCCCGTCCGCAACTCTTCTTACGGATAAACCCGTTCTGCTCGGTGACGAATACTATCCGTCCATTCTCTTCACTAAAGTCGTTGCTATCGTAATCGTCAGCCTTAAACGAAATAGGCTCGTTGAAAGGAGATTCGTGGGCACGTAATCTGAAACGAAGTAATACGGTATGATCGTAATTGAGTACAAATACCTCTCGCTTATCAGCATAGATAGTATTACGAAGCCCTCCACTCTGATCTAGGGCTACGGCTTGGGAAAAAATCTGTTCTATTTGTCCTGTTATTTTCATATCGTTGAATTTAATAATGTTTCTCTATAATCCGTTTCAGGGCTATACGTCCATATATGCCCGTCGCTATCACTACCTACGGGTGTTAATCCTACCGCCCAGCGATGGCTGTACGCTACGTTACCTCCTAAGTTCCAAAGTAGTTTTACCTCCTGCTTTAGGGCTTCCGTAAGGAATCCTCCATGCTCGTCTACCCACTTAACGTAATCCGTCCAAGATGTATGCGTCGCTCCCCGTTCCTTAATGTACCGAGCAGCCATTACCGTACACCCGTAACTGAATCCTCCCTTAAACCAATCTCCTACTTCACAACATATGGACTGGTCGTTCGACGGTACGTTACCCAAGTCGAAAGTACTACAACTAAATCCATAGTCCCGAAATAGCTCCATAAACTTTCCTAGCAAGAGAGAGCCTAAAGGCTGACTATCACTACCCGCCATAAACAAGCGGTCATAATCGTACCCTGCGTTAATAAAGCTCTGTCGTATTCCCTGATTCTGAGCGGTATAGCTATAAGTATCAAAGGTAATATTCCGTACACCCGTCAACCATACGTCATCCATGTACTTCGCTATCTCGTCTGGATCGTCGTTGAGTAGGAACAGATACGGTTCTATCCTAGCCACGACACGAACTCCTGCCGATACTAACTCTGCCATAGCCTGAATCCTCTCTTCGTACGTAGGTGCTCCTGGTTCTAATGCCTTTAATATCTCGTTGCTACTACTAATCAGAGTGATATGTATAGCCGTCCCTCCCTTATTCTCCGACAAGGCTTTCAAGTACGATCTCGTCCCAGGCAGGGAAGCCTTACTGTTAATCATTACTGGATAATCTATTTCGGCTAAGTACTCTAGCATAGCCAGACTTACCCCGTCCCGTCCCTCTTTCTTCAGGAAGTCCTCAAACCTTATTCCCATCCTTACAGGTATATCTAGGGCAAAAGCCTTATCTATTCCCGTCAGCCGTTTCTTCTCTTCAAAGGGAAGTTCCCGATACGGGAGCATTTTATCTATCTCCCGTTTGTAGTAGTCTGGATTGCAGTGACGGAAACCCATCGTCTTACTATTATCAAAGAACGCCGTGTATAGAGAGGCTCGAAATGCATTTGCGTAGCAGTAGATACACGCAAACGGACAAACTAACCCGTCCCATACGTCCATATTAAAAGGCATAGGACACGCCGAAGCCCGAACTGATACCTCTAGGAATGAGTTAATCTCTTCGGTACTCAATAGCCGTTCCTGTTTACGCCACTCGTTATGGACGATATTGAATTGGCTATAATTCCGCTTTCTTCCTTTTTCCCTTACTTGGTCTGTCTTTCGATTTGACGACAT